ACATTTCTTTTTTCTCATTATTCGATCGGCTTGAGATTTGCCTTTAATATCCTATTGTATACAAACTGGAATCGTGCTTGCGCCCTTGGGCTAAATATCAACGCATCAAACTCACCTATCAAGTCGTCACGCAATCCAATCTTCGGCATCATAATACCTTTGCCATTGTCCCTGCGCTTAAACACTCGACCCTTGCTATCCTTAAACGCCTGCTTATAAAAGCGCCCGCCTTTAGCCTTAACACCAAACTGTCTTGACCCTCGTTGCTGTGCCCCTTTTGTCCAGCCTCTTGTTTGCTTGATCTGTGCCCCTGCTATCACTGACACTGGTAGCCCACGCAAATGCACGTTTATACTCGCTGATAATCTGCTTTTATTTGCCTTGATTAACTTCATGCGCTCGCCTTTTCTTACTGGCTTGCCGCCTGATAGCATCGAACTCCAACGATAGCGCACAAACTTAGGCGCAAAACCATATTCTCTAGCTGTCTGTTTTATAGCCTCGCTTTTTGCACTAGTAGCCGTTTCGTTGATAGCTAATCTGGCCGCCCTTTGCGCTGCTTTCTGTATCTGCTTATTTGTCGATCTAAGCTCTTTTAAATCGAGATTAACTTGTAAACTAGGCGCTGCCATTGCTGATATTCTCCATTTTGCTCGCTCGACATTCTTGGCACCAATACATACGCCGTATTGGGCGCATTTCCACAACGTAATAATCTGCCCGCCGATCACGCGATAATCTGAGCGCAAACCGGTTGGCCTCGCTCTCGCTGTGCGTCGTCATATGTATGACGTTGTTATCGGCATTTACGACGCCATATTCTGCGCTTATCATTCAAAAGCCCTATTTGCTGGCGGTTCTAAAATCCACTTGCTCATGCCTTCGGGCACCAATGGCAAATAAACCATAAACCGAGTTAAATCCTTGATCTTGTATAAATCAACCAACGTTGGATCAATTACAAGCCCCTCTCGCATGATCTCACGCTGCACCCATTGATAAGTAGCGTCATCATCAAGGCACTGCGCTATAACGCGCTGGCGCTCTTTGTAGTCGTTTTCCTTGATGTAATCCAACCACCTTCGGACCGCATAACTGCGGTATAACTTATCCATCAATTTCATTTGCACCTACCAAAATGAGACAATCAATAAAGCCAATAATACGCCCATAACTCCGCCGGTCAAAATGTCGATCAGTATTTTATTCATAATCTATAAACTCCAAGTATTTAGTAGGATATAACGTTCGCTGTAATTTGAGGTACTCGTTTTGCTGCTTATAGTGCCTGGCAATCTCGCCTGACTTGTTAGCCTTGCGCGCTGCCTTGGCTCGATCAGGGCAAACACTCTTTTCTAACAATAGACCAATCTGGCCCTCGCCCAACTTCTTAGTGGCCCATTGTGTAAAAATAACGGGATTGTTGCCCAGCTTCATATGGCAAGACATACAATGCGCAAAGGCGTTTGACGCTGTGAACCTTAGCGCCCATATTCCCCGGCTGAATAGGTGACTGCAATCCAACCCCTGTGGTCGCTGCCTATAATCATTGTGGCAATACTCGCAACGGTAGTTTGCCCTCTCTCTTATGCAATAGCTAAACTGCACGTCCGCTGGATAGCGTCTAATTTTCATATGTATACCCGCCCCTATTTTTTGAGCAAACTGGGCAAACTGAATTGCCCCCCTGTTTATTAACCGCCGCAAACCCGCCCCGGTGTTGAGTTTGCGCAGTTTGCGCAGTTTGCCCGCTTTGTACGCCACTTTTAGTTTGCCCGCTTTGTTTGTTCAGTTTGCCCACCCTAGTCTTGCGTGTTTCTGGACCAAAATTTAGCGTTTTTTTCCATACCTTTCGACAATATAAAACGCTCGCCAGCGTACTTTTTTAGCACCTTCTCAGCCTGCCTGCGACTAATACCATGATCGACCCGCAACGCCTTTAGCAAGTCGCTGCTCTTAACCTGCCCCTTGCCCAGCTCTAACCATATCGCCTCAATGGTCGAATCATTCTCTAGCGCAAATTTCTCGTTATTGCGCTTTTGGGCTATATCAATGTATTCATCTAAAAACTCGATCTGGCGCGTCTTGCCGTTTATCTTTATCGTAATATCCTCGCGTATGCCTCGGCACTTTTCCTCGCGTGTGCTTAATAGCCACTCGTCCACCTTCTCGCCTGGTTTGCGGTCCATGTCTAAGTATAACAACACGTCGCAATCGCTCTTGAGATCGCCTGTGCCCTCGTATACGTGTAACCCTGTCTCTTTGTCGGCGTACTTGTTTGTATGCCCCAAAAGCACAACGGTAGCCCCCTTGCCGCACATACTGCGCAACATATCATACAGTTTGGCCCCGCTGCTCTTGTTAAGTACGTCGGTCATTTTCTTGAGCGTGTCAAATATCCATATCTCATCAGCGAACGATTGGCCTGCTGCCGCCCGCTCTGTAATGTCGGCAACGATCTGGCGCATTGACTTACCGTCACGCAAGTCGGGCACTAGGTAGTCAATACGGTCAAACACCCCCGCCTCGTGCATGCGTATGGCGTAGTCCTTGGCCGCCCCGGTGCTTATATCTGCATTAACATAGGTCACTCGCAAGTCGTTGCGCTTTGCCAACCTTATCGCGATATGCTCCATTACGGTCGTCTTGCCCGCTCCAGGCTCCGCAATGATCGCATTAATCATGCCCTTGATGATCAGATTATCTACAATCCACTCGCTATCCTCTAACGCCAAAAACTCGTCTAGCGTGCACTTGTATTGGGCCTTCCAATCTTCTTCGACCACCTCGCCGCGCTCCACCGCTGTCGGTATCTCATCGCCTTGCTCATAATAGTCGTTTATATCACCGTTGGGCGTGTGTATGCGCTTGTGGGCCTCAAACTCGCGTTGCCCTTCGTCGTTGCCCTCGTATAACTCCACGACCGTTGCGTGCCTATATTTGGCTACAATCGCCGCTATCTCTTTCTGCTTGGTCGCAGTGTTACCAAACAACACGGCCGCACAACCAACGTTAAGCGCCACACAAGCCGTTACCGCTGTTGCCCAACCTTCGCTCACAACAATATATTCGCTGATCGTTGGATTGCCGATAAAAAACACCCCATGCGGGCCAAAACCCTTTTTGCCACCTTTGCCGGTCCGGGCGATAAACTCGGCCCCAACAAACGCCCCTGTCTCGATGCTATGCCTGGGCACTATCAAGCACTGCTTGCCGCCCATTCGCCCAGGCTTACCCACTCTGACGTCGCCAGTGTCAATAAACGCGTCTTCCATCGTGCGCTGAAACTTGGCTATAAAGTAAGGATGCGCTGCTATAGCCTCGCCATCGCTCGAGCCTTTCAAATACTCGGCCTCGGCGTATGGCGTGTTATCGTTAGTAACTGGCCGCTCAATCACCCTTGGCGCTATTGGTGTCACGTTATTGTCTGGCAAAATATCTGCCCAACTTAAACCGACCGCGCTTAATATATCCGCATTGCTGCACTGGTACGCCATGCAATTTAAGACCGGTGCGCCACCCTCGCCCATGCCTATCTTTAGGCTCTGCCCCTCGCCCTGGTGAACTGGGCACCTGCAACTATACTGTGGCGCTCCATTCTTCGGCGGTCCTATCTTGGCATTTGGATCAATCCTGTAGGCCAAACCTTCTAGCGTTATCTTGCTCGCTCTTTTTGTCATCATTGCAACCACCCGTAAATTGTACTTGCGTGCCGGTCTAACTGCCTGCCGATCTGCTCATAAGTTAAACCGTCGCCCCGCAACTCCCGCGCCTTTTTTATCTCAAAAACCATTGCGGGCCTCGGCATCCTGCGCGCCTTTTTGGGCTTTTGTATGAAAACCGGCACGTCTTGATAGTAGCTTTTATTCATCGTTCCACCCTTCGCGCTTCATAAAATCCGCCAACATAGTATTGGCTAAAATGCACGCGCTGATATAGCTAATTGCCGATTCTTCATCGCTCTTTTCGGTCAACATATTCAGCGCATTGCTATAGGTTATCGCCTTCGGATCGCCAAACGCATTGCTAGCTATTACTCTGTGACGTTGCCAAGCCTTATGCCCTCGTAATTTGTGTGGCATCGCTATCTCCCGTTGTCGTAGTTCTGTGTTCAATAGCTTTCAGTTTCTTAATCATTCTTTCGCCAGCCAAAAAAGCCTTAATCGGAGAGGTGTACATATTGTGCGACAAAAGCCCTTTGCATCTTGCGCCTGTTGTTATTCTGTAGCGCCATTTAGTTATAGGGTTGCAGTAAGCACCCACAGTCCTCTCTGCTTCAACAGTTGTCAATTTAAGTTCCATAAATTCTCCCGTTGTCGTTAAGCTCTGGTGTGCGTTGTGCGATGCGCTGCGCCTTCGGCCTTTGCCTCGCCTGCTAACTGCAATAAGGCATAGCCTACGCGATACGCTGGTGACTTGGTAATGCCTTTGCGCAAGTTATGCAAAGCCATCAAAGTGTAGTCGATGTCTAGCGCCCATAATTCGCGCAAAATTTTCTCGTTGCTTAAACCAATTTGGTCGATCACGTCGGACCAATCCGGCTGTGCTGCGTTGATTTTTTTCATGCTTTATTTCTCCCTCGCTGTAATGTATTGCTTTGCCTGGCCAACCGACATTCTAATGCAATTGATAATGATGACCTTTTGCGCTGCAAATGTTGAGCCGTTGGCGCTGTAGCGCCGGGTAGCTGGCTTGCTGCTTTCGATAGCCTGAGCGTCTAACCCAATCGCTGCGCAACGCTCTAAAAGTTTGCTAGTAGCTGTTTGGCTTTTGTTGCTTGTTTTTTTCATTTTGTAACCCTTTTGGTAATGGGGCTTGCGCCCCGTTAAATGCTATGACCACTTTATTTCTTCAACGTCAAAATTGTGATTTATATGATCTAAAATCCATTTTTTAGACTTGCTCCCAGCTCTACGTATTACAAGGCCTTCTGCTTTAATCTCCCAAAACCACCCTGTTCGGTATTGCTTGCTACTGCTGTCTATGTAGTCACCGTTTACTTTTCTAACCTGCGCTTTCACTTGGATTTTTTTACCCCTTTAAATTATTGGCTTGCGCCCCGTTGTTGATGACTGTACCATAATCTATGTAAATGATGCTGTAAAGTATTATTTATAAAATAACCTGTAAATAGTTAATTAACTTAAAAAGGCTTAAATTATGACTTTTATTATCAAAGATAAATCAACCGGCGGCGGTGGTAACTTCGAGTTGTGCCCTGCTGGATCGTATCGTGCAATTTGCACTTCAATTACCGACCTTGGTTTTCACGAACAAAATTGGCAAGGCGAAAAGGCCCGCGACGTTCGCAAGCTGCGCCTCTCTTTTGAACTCTGCGACGAACAAAAAACCGACGGAACGCCCTTCTATGCTTCTCGTGAAGTGACGTTGAGCCTCAACGAAAAGGCTGCGCTGCGTGCTATCGTTGACGGTTGGAATGGTAAGGCGATGACCGACGCCGAGGCAAAAGATGGCATCGACCTGGGTAGCTATCTGGGACGCGCTGCAATGCTTTCTATCACGCACAAACAAAGCCTGAGCGGTAACACCTATGCCGCTATAAGTAGCGTTAGCTCGCTGCCTAAAGGCTTTACGGAAGTCGAAAAACCGACCGCACCGCTTGAACTGTTCAACATGGACGGCGACCGTAAAGATTGGCAAATTCAATACGATGACTTTCCTGAATGGCTCCAGGGCAAAATTAACATTATTGAAAGAGTGCCGGTCTTATCTTACGGCGAAATAAAAACCGGCGAATTAGTCGATGATGACATCCCGTTTTAGTGGTTAGCGAACTCCAATTTTATTTGACTTGGGCCGCTATGTGCTTTGCGTATGGCGGTTATTTTTTCTCGCTAATGGGTGACATATGAATATCTATATCGACATTGAAACAATACCAACGCAACCGGAAAACGACGCTAAACTTGAGATCGCCGAAACTATCAAGCCGCCTGCGTCAATGACAAAGGCCGAAACGATAGCTGATTGGCACGCTGGTAGTGGCAAGTACACTGGTGTAAAAGATCGCAAGATTGACGAAGCGTATCGGAAAACCGCCCTCGACGGCACTCGCGGCGAAATAATTTGCATCTGTTTTGCCACTGATCACAAGGAATACAGCGTATACCGCAAGCCTGAACGTAGCGAATTTGAGATGCTCTTGGAATTTTACGCGCTGCTAAATGATGCGCTTGCCAATGGGCAAATACCGTACTTCATCGGGCACAACGTTGTATTTGATCTGCGATTCATTGTGCAACGCTCAATCATCAACGCCGGGATCAAGCCGCCGCCCTTCCGCATTCCTGCGAATGGTCGCCACGGTAGCGATTTCTTTTGCACGATGACTGCTTGGGCCGGATTCCGCGAACGCATAAGCCTGGATAATCTAAGCGCTGTTTTGCGCTGCGGTGAAAAAGGCGGGATGTCTGGTGCTGAGGTTTGGGATAATTACAAACTCGACGCGCACGATGCAATCAAAGCCTACTGCGCCCAGGATGTTGCGCTAGTGCGCGATATATTCAAACGCATCAATCTGTTCGTGTAAAAAAGACCCGCGACGCGGGCCAATGGGGGGGTTTATCGGCGCTTTGGTTGGTACTCTAAGTGCAGATGATTCCCTTCATCTATTAAATCGAAGTCGCAATTCAGCGCCGCTTTTATCTCATTGAATACCTGGCTCATTCCCTTGAATCGCTCGCCCGTCATCTGGTCCGTTGTGCGTATATCTAACGCTGCCCCGGTGTAATGCAATGACGTTGTAGTGTGGTGCACGCCCTGCTCGCTTCCTGACGTTATCACGCAATTAAGCCCGAATTTATCAAAGCATGGCACCACTGTACCCGCGACAATCATCGCCAACTCTGGATTTAAGCCGTTTAGCTCAACGCTATCGTCTTTAATGATTAGCATTAAACAACCATCCCTTGCGATACTCGACCGACAATAGCATCGTCCGACGACACGCCTATGGATGCTGATATAACTCCAGCGTCGGCTCCTGAGCCTGTTTGCGTGCCCGTTATGTTTATGGTATCGCCCGCTGCTAGTGTGCCATCATATAAAGCTGTAGCAGAAGAACCGAAGCCAGTGCTTGTTGTTGCGCTGGCTAACTGTGTAGTCCCGTTCTTTATTTTTACAACTAAAGTGGTGCCGGAGCCAGCTGTAATCCTTATTATTTTGGCGCGTATACGGTAAGTGCCTGTCGTGTTTATTTTAAAAACAATTTCGGTTGTATCGCCTGTGTCAAAATTACTCATGCCAACGCCACTTGCCAAACAAACATCGCCTGCCGCGCTTGTTAGCTCAACCTGTGACAACTTCGCGTTAGTAACGCTGCCATCTTCGTAAGCCGCCGTTTGTAATTTAGGCGCACCCGTTGAACCCTCGCTGATAGCGATGGGATTATCCCGTAAAGCCGTTACCAGGCTTTCATCAACTGGCGAACCTGCGTCTACTGATCCGTTGGCTATTGGTGTGTAAGTCGTCATGCTTCCCCCTAAATAATCTCATAAGCGTTGTCGCCGTTTGGCATTAACTGCGTCGTGCTGTCGGCTATCCAACTATAAGTAGGATTAGCATCGCCAAGCGCCGTTGTATAGTCCGCTACGCCGTTTGGCGTGATAAATGCGGGCCTGCCGACCGATGACAAAAATTGCAACGCCTCGATCTTTATAACCTGTCGCGCTGCATCGACCTGAGTCGATAGCATTTGCATCTCGCGTGTCTGGGCCTCGCCCGTCACTGATTGGTAAAGCTCGGTGCAAATATCAAATAAGTCGCCGGTCGCGTACTGCGTTTGACTGATATCAATGTCGGCCTTGACCATTATCGGCGGCACTTTGTAGCGGTTTAATAGCCTGGTAGCCTGCTGACCTGCTAGCGCCGACCCTTGCACCCATTGGCAAAAAACTTTTTTGATGCCTTTCTGGTTGTACTCATTAACGCCTTCGCTGTTAGCATCAACGCGGGCCACCACGTTTGTATAGTTGCCGACCTTGTCGCGGTCGCCTGCTTGGTTTCGCTTGCCGGTGTAAAAATAAACCTGCGACAAACGATCTTTTACTTGGTGCTGAATGCTCGCCTTGTTGCGCAGTATAACGTTGTCGCCGATGCAGTCGTTTTCTTCGGTCGTTGGCACTTGCGCCTTAAATCGTATCTTGTTAGCAACGTCGTCCACCCATATATCAACGCCGCATTCGACGCATATTTGATCGAGTAGCTTGTTAAGCTCGGTTGGCTCGCTGATTATGTTTTGCAAATTGTAATTGGTTAGCCACTGGTTAGCCTCTGCGGTCCAATCTGCCGTTGTTATTGCGCTTGCCGGAATGCCTGCATAAGTCGTCAATAAATCGGCAACCACCGCATCGACGCGCTGCGTACTGCTGAATCCATACTCCAAGCATAACTGCACGCTTTCGCCGCTGTCGTGCTGCCCTGTGTTGGCCTCGCTGCCGCCATAGCCTCGCGTAATTGATGATAATCGGTCGCCGCTGTTGCTGGTGTATCGCATTAGCTCGTCGCCTATCCGCACAACGCCCGTTGCTGGGTAAAGCGCCCCCTCGCCAGTCTGCAAGTCTAAATGGCTTGAACCTGTGCCCATGTGCGCGCTGAGTGTGCCGGTGCTTGCTTCCGGTATCTTAGTTTTTAGCGCCTCGGTTAGACTTAAAACATCTTTACCGATAATCTTAACAACGCCATTAGCGTCGGGCCCGTCGATGCGGTCGATAATGTAATTATAAACTCGGTCAAAATTCGTTAAGTCTGCGCTGCCGTCGTCGTTGAAATAGCCCAACTTAACGCGCAAAGCTCGCCCAACGTAATGCGGATTTCTGGCAAATAGCTTGCCAAAAAACGTACCTTGATCGCTGGCAATATAATTGCGGTCGGCTGCATACGGATCGGTTTGCAGATCGTTGTCGGTAAAGTCGATCAACTGTATATCGACACGGCTGCGCGATGATAGGCCCCGCCCTGGTGCTAACTTGGTTGGTGCAATGTTGACGCTTTTAACTGCTGGCGCTATTGGTCTTGAGTCTATAAATATCGGCGCTGCATCTGCCCTGCTAAACCTAACCACTAACGGCCCATTGCCTATTGGCAAGCGTTGCGCATAAGCGCTGGGCACTTGGCACGTTTCTAGCGTGTTATAACACTGAGCGCCTGCGCCACCGTTAGCGGTGCAAGCGCCTACGCCGTAATTCCATGCACATCGGTCTAAATCAAGCTCAACAATATAGTTTGGCTCGCGCCCGACCTTGTCTTTTTGACCGTCAAAACTCACGATTTGATTGCTTTAACTTTTAAATTTATCGACGCTGAACAAAGCGAACTATAAACCGGCTGCTGCGGTTTTTCTGTCCAACAATAAACCGCCTCGTCGGGATAGTTTTCATTGTCCCAACTAAAAAAGAACGGCTTGCGCGCTGCGTGTTCTAAAAAATTGATCCACTTGCCATGCAAGTCTGCTTGCGTTATGCCTTGCTGCTTGATGGTTAAATCCATCGGTTTGCGCTTGATGCTGCGCCCTAAATAGTTGGCCGCGTTGCCTTGCGCATTTATCGAATCGTAATGCTCATAAACTGGCGGTCTAAATCCTGTGCCGATTGGCCTTAGCTCTAGCGGCGCAATGCCTAAAATACAAACGCCAATAAACGTGTCCGCGTCAACACCTTGAAAAGTTATTCTCCAATAGTTAAATCTGCCGGGATCATCCCAGCGTAAAAAAACAACGTTTTGATTGGCTGGTATAGTGTAAAAAATAGCTTGTTGCCACGCATCGGCTGGATCATCCCTGTACGATACTTCAACGCTACTGATTCCGCCGATGTTACCAATCATGCCTAACGATTGGAACTTAGGCCCAGAGCCAGGATAAGGACCAGCCTGAATAAAATGGCCACCTGTTGACGCAAACTTTATGCCAGTGTGCGTCTTCCAGTCTAATATATTTGAGATATTGTAGCCTGTTGCTAGTGGGCTGCTGGTTAAATAGCCGCCCGCGTTAGCTGTTTCCAAGCATGTGTGATAACTAATATACGCTGTCATACCGCCACCACTTGAACATCTAAGCCACTGCCGTCGCGCAACGCTTCGGCAAAATCATTCTCGATAAACTCGCGCACCGCGTTAGTGTCTGTGATACCACCGCTAAAATCAATGCTAATAACGTTGGTCGGCTGCGTTGTGCGGTCGGTTATAAAGTCATCATCGGCGCTGCTGATTGGATCAAGCCCGCCAAAACCACTGCCGCTGCCTGTTGCACCACCCCCGCCACCACCGCCGCCACTCAATGCGCCTATTGAGCCGGTGCCCAATTTTATTGCAAATGCTTTGGCTGCTAGTGTTTTACTCGTCGCTATTGCTGCGCCTGCTAGTGCTGTGCCCTTTGCAAGTATAGCCGCCTGTGTTGCGCCTGTTGGATCAGGAATCAACGACGCTTGTAGGGCATGTCCTGCTTTAATTGCTGCCGCTTCGCGTGAACCTTGCGCGAGTATTTCACTGCCTGCAAATGCCGCATCTATTGCGATGCCTGCTATTGCTGCGGCCTTGCTATCGCCAAGCGCCTTTTTAGCGAGACCTGACAACGCCGAAAACCCCGCACGCTTCAAATTAAATAATGCGCCATCTGCCTTTTTCTCAATGTTTAAAAGCTCTTTATTCTGGCTGTTTTTAATACGCAAAAGCTCGTCTTTTACCAACTGCGCTTGTGTTATTTCCGGAGTTTGCGTTGGATCAAATTCCGCTGGCTGGCCTGTTGCCACTGCCGCTGCTGCTTCGTTAGCCGCTGCAATGATAGGCGCAACAAACGCTTGTATTTTTTCTGACGGCGGCGGCGCAAGTAGTGCCGCTTGGAATTCTTCGGTAGCGTTGACCGCTGCGCTGACTAACTGCTCGCTGATACCTGTGATTGCGCCCTTGAACTCTGAGCCTGTTATAAGATTTACAAAGCCCACAACGCCGCTTTCAAGCTCTGCCAGTACCGCAACAACGCCCGCCACCGCATTAAACGCAATGACCTTTATCGCCTGGAATACTAGGCTTATCCCGTTGATAGCATCCGCAACAAAACCCGCGCCGGTTATCATGCTATTAAATACTTGCGTTGCTACTGTGCCCGCGCCGCCTGCCTGCTTTGCCATTTCCAAAAACTGATTGGACGCGGCTTCCAACAATGGCGAAAACTGTACCGCTAATTGCTGTCCAAAACCTGCAACAACCTCTTTTGCTTTAAATAATGAATCGTTAGCTGCTTCGATCTTGGCTATATCGACCCGCGTTAGTGCTATACCGTAGTCGTCGATTTCTTTCGATATTGCTTTTAAACCTTCCTCGCCCAGCGCAAGCGTATTAACTAAAGCAACGCCTTCGCTGTCGAATAGCTTCATCGACAACCGGACCTTGTCGCCCTGGCTTGCGACGTTTTCCATTGCGCCCGCTATCTTGGCAAACTGCTCATCTGCTGATAGCTGAGCCAGCACTGTTGCGTCTAGGTTTAATTCTTTTAGAGCGTTGCGTGCTTCGCCTGTGCCCTGCGCGGCCTCGGCTGTGCGCCGTACCATGCGCTGTAAAGCCATGTTAGCGGTTTCTAGCTTGACGCCTGTCAACGCTGCTGCGCGTTGCACGCCCTGCAAAGCCTGTGGCATAACGCCCAGCTTGTCGGCCGTCTTGCCCAGCGCATCGGCTGACTTCAAGCCCGCTGCCGTTAGTGCTGTTAATGCTGCGGTTGAGCCTGCAAATGCCGTAACGCCAACTGCGCCAGCTCTTTTAAAATTCTTTTCGACCTTGCCGAGCGCCGCTTTTGTTTTATCGTTGGCTAGTATTTCGTATACTATATTTGCTCTTGCCATTACTTGCGCCTTTTCATCGCTTCCGCTCGTTCATTCAAAAACCACAACCACCCGCGATACTCATCGACGCGCATTTGCTGCACTTGCTCGACGGTCATCTTTAACTCAAATGCCAGGGCAAATAAATTACCCCACTGCTGCCCCGGCTCTATGAGTTTTTTTCGCTTTCTTCCTCGCTGTTATCGGTAGCAAGTATTGCGGTGCAAGCCTCGCCGATAACATTGGCTGACATATAACGGCAAAACTCTGTAAAGTCGCCCGGCGGTATTAACGCGCTGCCGTCTTGATTTTTTGCCCTGACCTGAACAATGCGAGCCATTCGCATAAAGTCGTCGCTTTCCTTCGCCATTGTTTGCGCTTGGTTAATCGTCAACGGTTTTACAAAAAACGTCGGCAATCCTTCAACGTTTACTTCTGTTGGCTCAATACTCATATACGCTTTTTTTGCGTCTTTGATAAAGTCGCTCATAAATTACCCCCCGGTAATGATTAAAAAAAAACAATTAAAAACTAAGGCACAACACTTTCAGTTAATGCGCCGTTAATGCTTAGGCTGGCCGAAAACGTTACAAGCGAATCAACGCCGCCGCTTTTTTCAATACTGGTAACTGTTGCGCCGCCTGCGCTAGTCTCATAAAACGTTGACGTTGACGCTGTGCCCTCTGGGTAAAGCTCAAAATCAACAATAGCGCCAACTACTAAATCATCCTGCCCAGCGTCGGCTGCATTCCAAAAACCCGATAAACTTAGGCTGCGAGTCGTTGCGCCTGCAATCGTTGCCTTTGTGCAGGTGCCAATCTCGCTTGCGTCGATTTCTTCGGATTCTTCCGATAAAGTCCACTCTTGAACGCCGCCCACAACTGCGACGGTTCCGCCTTGTGTCACTGCCTTGAATACGCCGGTACAACCTCGCGTTGCTGTAGTCATCTCTCTATGCCTCTATGTTATTGCGGTTTCGGGCGCACCCTCTGCCGCGTAGTAAAAAATATTAAATTCCATCTTGATCGAACCAACGGTATTTTCGCCGTCGTTGTCGATCTCTTGTGTGTAGCTTGATATTTCCACGCCCAGCGCTTTGCCTGTAAATGTCTGGTCGCTGTAAATCTTCTCCTCAACGGCTACTGCAAACTCGTCTAACTTGGCTTGTGGTGGATTGGCTATCCCCTCGGCTCTTGAAATAATATTGACCGCCAATGTCAAATTGCGCTGCGGTATTGATGACAACATTCCCGCGCTGTAATCTGCCGTATCTTCGGACCAATCGACGCTGATACTAAAGCCCTCGCTTGATGCTATGGGCAACCGTCGATTAACAAAAACGCGGCCCGGCAAAATAGCCGAAAACCTTGTGATCGCCTCGTTTACAATTTGCAATCTTAAACTTGCCATTAGCTGCGCAACTCTACTATTCGTGTTGCGCCTACAACTGTGCCGTATGGGTTTAACGTTTGGCCTGACCACTGCCAGGCGTGAACGCCTGAACCGTTCTCGTTGTAACTACTCGCTGCGCTTCTTTCTAAAACTATAATATCAACGTCATTTTCAACAATAGCAAGCTGCTTAAATGCGCTCTCATCACTATTTTCTAGCGGCCCACTTTGGTCATCTACCGAAAAAAATACAGTATCAAAACCCCATGCCGCATATACTGGTATGCAAATTGTGTTATTTGACATATTCACCGTTGCCGGATTGATTGACCCAATAAAAAAATTGATACTGCTAAATCCATATGTAGTGCTGAAAAAATCTCCAACCGTCACAACAAACGAATCAATAACGCCAACAATCGGCGGCAATGGATTAGTTACTTTTTGCAAATACAAATAGCTTTCGCCGTCGCCGTTTGGCTCTGTGTGCGTTACCTGGTACTGCACGCTGCGGATAGTTAGCGAATCACCAACCACCGGCGCATCGCTTGATCTAATCCAACAACGCGGCGCACGCGTGCCCATTACAAGATCGCCAGTTTCTGAATCGTAATACTCTAAATCAAATAAAATAGGCACAACCAACGACGTTGAATAAACCGTCGCTGATTCTGCCCACCCGCTTTGTATGTCATAAAAAACGGAATCGCCACCGATGTCGGTAGCCATGTCATCGCGTAGCGACATTAGCTGCGCACGTCAACTGCGCCAGTCACTGACGACGCTGCGTTATCAACTGCGCCCCAGGCATAACCTAAAAACGTATTGCTGCCGACTGTAACTGTGGCAACGCCTGCCGATGTCGCATAAATGGCTTGGCCGTTAGTCCATGCTTGCGATGCTGTTTTGGTCAATGTAAAAACGCCGCGAAAAGCCACTGCAACTAAATCGCCAACCGCTCCGCTTTCTAAATAAACACCAGCTCTGCTTGTGCCGATATAAACTGTGCCTTGTGTTACTGGGCCACCTGTGACGACGATGCTTTGCTTGTCGCCGCTTGAAACGTATTTGTTTGTCATGATTTGAACCTCAATAATTTAATAAATGATTGGGCACTTCCCTGTGCCCGCTGTGTTTTATGCTCCAGCGTTTTCCGCTAGTGCGCGATGGCTGATAGCCTTAACACCAACTTCCAAGCGCACCTTGTAGGTGATGCCGTCGGTGGTAAAGCCGTTCTCGCTTTCCAGCGTTGGTGCTTGCTGGCCATTGAGATACGCCACTTCAATCGTATCGTGCAACGTTGGATCGCCTGCCGCGTACCACTTAGTTGCGCTGGCTGCATCAAGTCGTGCGTCGCTGATAGTCTCGAAAGTACCGTTAAATGGATTCGGTCTAGTACCGCCACCGGCCTTGCCTGTTGACTGCTGGTCTGGATCGGCTGTCGCTGATTGCAAAATCATCGCCTGAGTTTCAAGTGCAACCGGCACAATCACTCGCGCTATGCGAATGTTCTGGCCGTGTGCGTTTGACCCCAAACCTTTCTGCTTGGCCATCAACACCTTCAACTCATCTAACGTTGATACGCTAGGCGTGCCCGCAACCGCTGCTTGGTTGGCGTGTGCCGCCGAGAATAGGTTGTTGCCATCTTGCATTGCTGGGTTTCCGGTTAAAATTGCGTAGACTAAGTCGCCCGTCTTGCGCTCTGCTGCTCGGCCCATTTCTGCCGGGATGCGCGCCAATGCGTTTAAGTCTTCGTTGATAATGACCTCACGCGTGATCGAGAATAAACGGCCGTATTTCTGGGCCTGAATATATTCTTTCGAGTCGCTCATTTGACCATGCTCGTACTCGCCATTCTCAGGTACTTCGGCCAGGTCGCTAAACGTTGAAAGGTCTACGCGTGATTCTTGGCGAAAACTCGATACACTGCCAACGTTACAAAAGCCGCGCCAGGTTTCGGCTGCTTCCATAAAACCTTTTTGCATTTGCTTGTTGGCGATGTTCTCAACCAACGCGGTAAAAACGCTGCTGCCGTTGCCGACAAACGAACGCACTGCGCTGTGAGGCAATGCTGCCGGGTTTAATGCGTAACCAACTGCACTGCGCAAGTCGAACTTGTTGACGTTCTCAACGCCCATAAGCGTTAGCGAGTGCCGCGCCATTTCTGCCATAGTCATACCGGCAAATTCGTTACCCGCTAATACTGATCGGGCCTCGTCGCCTGTAACGATCTGCAAGCGCGCCTCTAATGCGCTGCGCATACCGTCTGCTTGTTTGTCCTCGGCTGCTTCCTTAATCCGAACCTGTGAACGCTGCGCGCCCGCTTCGGTTTTTGGTTGTGGTGCAATATAATCGCTGTCTGATTCGTTTCCGATCAAGCCTAACAACTTGCGCTGCGCCTGCTCGATAGTGCTGCCATCGTCTAGGCACGCATTGCGTAAAGCCTGATAAACTTCTTGGTCGAACTTAGGCTCGGCAAATAATGCGTTGATGTCTGCTTGGCGCTCGCGCTCTCGCTTGATGCCTTCGCTTGCACCGGCCTTGCGTGCCGATTCAAAATTTGCAACAACGCCATCGTTAGCGTTATCGCCTTTTGGCGTTGTGTCTTTGCTCATTGGTGTAGCCTCTTGGTTTGCTGTTGTTGTGGCGTGCTCGCGCTCGCCGGTTGGTAATTCTTGATTGCGCCCTATGCCGACCGAACTATCGGCCGGGACCGCAACTACCGACGCTTCCATCGGTGTGAATCTTGTCACTGTATAAACTGTTTCGCCATCTTCGCCTTGACTTCGTTCTTCGTCGTCGATGCTGTAGCGTATGCTAATGTCGGTTAGTGTGCCGTCGTCTACTTGGCCCTGGCGCTCTTTGCCCGCTGCACTATTGCTAAACGTTAGATCACCAACTAGCTTGCCATCCTCGCGTAGTCGTATGCCATTAACCCTGCCGATTGGTTGGTCGGTATCGTGATTAAATAAAAGCACTAGCCCATTGTCGGCGCGCTCCATATTGATCGAGTCGGCATCGTGCCTGAGTATCTCGGTATAGCCCTGTCGGCGCACTGGTAGCTCACTGCTTAACGATGCGCTGTAAACTGTTCGCCCGTCTTGCTTGCGCGATTCAATGCGCGCTGTTCTGTTTTGTGTTTTGATTGTCATGGTTTCACCTAATCAAAAATAGCGGCGAATGCTGCATCGTCGCTGAGTGAGTCGATAATTTTAAAAGTGCTGCCTGTTGTGCCTATGCTGTTAGGTACTATAGCAGAGCCATTGTTGTCACTTAGTAACGCACCTTGCCAGCTTATCTGCTCAGGCCATAAATCTTGAGTGTAATTAGGGCTGGTTCCTGCATCAGATGTTCCGCTTTTCATATCGGCTATCTGTTCTTTGTATTTCTTAACCCGCACACCGCTTTCTGCAACAGCATCTAGCGTCACCTCAATCTCTCTAGTTGTGTAATTAACGCCATTTACTCCATGTATATACAACTGAACACAAGCACCGCTAGTCTTTACCCACTCGCAAAAAGCTATAACAGCTTCTCTGCGCCTTGCTTCAGTGTACGCTGGATCGGTAAGTTCTGGCGGCCATATATCCACCATATGCCAAGCCTCTGAAGCATAGGGGTAGCAACTAGAAAGATACCAACTCACCTTTGTACTGTTAGGCGCACCCCTAGCTCCTGCGACACCCCGATCTTCTAGTTCGATGGCAAAAGCATCTGCAAACCAACCGCCCGGATAGACTGCTGTAGTCGGTACATAGCTTATGTTATTAGATATGTCTAATATGTTATTACCAATGTTTTCATCAAAGTATTGCTCTTGGTTATAGCTGATTTCTAATCCATTGGCTCCTGTTATATCCTGAGCAATAGTGGCCTCAAGGAGTTTAGCTTTAGGTCTACCAGCAAACTGTAAGGCAGTCATACCTAAGTTAGTGCCAACCCTTGCAATAAGGTTGTCATAAGTCTCTGCGCTATACCCTGTAAGGCCGTCTAAGTATGTAACCAAGTCAGCTACAGTGTCGTAAGCTGTTAAATCAAGATCAACAATGTTAGCACCAGTTCCACCAGATATAGTGGTGTTTAATTTGTTAAGAGCTATTGTTACTGTGCTGCCCGCACCGTCATGTTTAAGACGCATAGCGGTGATGTCGCTAAGGTTGGCTTCTTGGCGAGTGTGTAGCGATACCTCGTGACCTTGAGAAACCATATTACTGAAACGTGTCCAATCTGTAATATTGATAGGCAGACCGTTATTTGGCTCTGTAAAATCAAGGCAATGACAAACAGGGAAACCGTACTGGTTTCCTTTAGCAATCATTATATCTGCGGAGTTTGTGTTGGCAGTGTCATCTACCATCAACGAGACACTACCCCTACCTACGGATTCAGCAAAGATAGGTTCATTCTCAACAAGAACTGTGGAGGTTACTGTACCGCCAACTAGTTCATCAGAGTTAATATTCTTACCTGTAACATAGAAATTTGTTATCTCTACCGTACCTGCAATACCTGTTGTTAATACTTGCTTACTAGCTTGGTTAGGGTTTACATTCCCGCCAACATATGCGGTTGTAAAAATAGCTGATCCCGCCCAAGCCGAGCTAAACTTAACACCTTCTTCACCGCAGCCTACAACCCTTAGAGTAGTTATATTAAATACAGAGGAAGCGTTTGAGTTATTTGAATCTATACCCCTCCTTTTAGCACCTACGATCACTACTTCAGCTAGCGTTACATTTAATAAGGCACCGCCTGAAGTCACTATACCGTGAGCGTTAATAGTGGAAGCAATGACCAACCTACCTGTCCCGCTTACTGAACCACTACCTGAAAGTAACAAACCAGAACCGCATTTATAGATAAGTACATCACAGTTGATTGTTAATCCAGCAGTCCCGCCTACTAATATACCGTAGTCCGATGATGTGGTTCCAAAGTTCCGTATGATCCAACGAGAGCCAGCGTCTGCATCTAATACTGTATCTTGTCCAGACGAGTGTATGATACCGTCTACATTTCCTAAACCTGAACCATCAAGTACAACGTCCCCACTTCTTGCATGCCAAGTGACATCACGCGCCCCGCCTGATGCAATAGTCTCGTTGTACTCTCCGCCAGCTACATAAACTACGTCGCCAATAGTTGCTGTAGCTTCTGCAAGGGCAAGCGTGTTCCAAGGGTCTGTCTCTGTTCCTGTACCTGCCCCTACTAAAGAGCCGTCTACATAATAATTTGCCATTCTTACTACCTACTTAAAAATAACTGTAAAACTGCTAGGCGCATTCGGTGCTGCTGGCAAACATGTTTGCGCTGGCTCGCTTCGCCTGCCGTTTGTGTCTATGGTTACAAGATCAAAACAATTTGCGCCCGGTGCTATCTCGTAACCTTCTGCAATGTATTCGCTGACATTTGCGCTAACATCAATCGTTAGCCCGCTGCCGGTTAGCTGGTAGCCTGATATCTCGCTTGCTGCTAGTGTCGTGCCGTCTGTTCGCGTTGTCGGCGCTGTATAGGTAAATATCAAGCTCGCCGCGTTTGATGCCTGCAACGGCGATGCTGTGATAACTGCGACGCATAGCCAACTCGCGGTCGTCGCGTATCTGGTCCACCTGTTTTGCAAATTCTTTCGCATCAATCATCTACCGACCGCAATCTATTCGCTGCGCCTTCTAAATTGCCAACGCGCTCTGACAATTTAATCAAAGTCGCGTTGGCCTCTTTGTGGTTGGCCTCGCATTCGTCTAGCTTTTGCTCGGCGTGTTCTATTCTTTGGCTCATGGTCATCTGGTTAGTTTTCCACAAAGCAACCATGCCTGCCGCTAATGCCATCACAATTGCGCTGGCTACTTCTAGCAAATTGTCTTCCATCGCTTTAATCATCTTTGTTCGATGCGTTGCGGAAGTTCTGGGCAACTAAATTTATCAACATGCGCACACCTGGTATGGCTTTCTGTATCTTCATCGGAACCCACGCCGCTAGTGCTGCGCCGCCGCCCATTGTCGATAGGATGCCCATAAATAAATCGACGTAATCCCATCGGTGAAGTGTGCCGGTCTGCTCTAGGCTTTGGCCTAATGCCGACGCTGATAATAATGATGCCGTCAAAATCAAAAATACCTTCATGCTGCCCCTGCCTCGTTTTCGTCTTCGTTGATGTCTTCGTTGATGTCTTCGATTAGTGTTTCGGGCTCGGCAAGATTAATCGTTGACGCGAATAGCTCGTTCTCGCTTTCTTCGGTCATTTCTTCCATAACCTTTGCCGGATCGCGGCCCCGCTGTCGCATTACCTCTTTGCGTGATTCCAGTTTGGCATCGACCAATTCGCGCCAGGCTTTCGCCTCTTTCGCTGGATCAATCCAAGGCAACGACGGCGGCCGGAACTCGCAACGCGTTAGCGTTGATTGATCTACGCCGCGTAAGCTCCCTAATGCCCCGGACAACGCCGCCGCCGTTATAAAGTCCGACCAAATTGGTTTATAGAATTTGCGCACGAAATAATTGAAGTGTGCTCTGTAAGCTATTGACCCTTCAACCAATTCTTGTCTTTGTGCAGAATATGTGCCGTTATAGTCTTTGCTGATTGAGCTAAATCGCGTGCCGGTGCCGCCTGCTACTGCGCGTAGCATTGCGTTTCTGAACTCGTTTAAGCCAGTGTTTGGCCTGTTGCTGTCGATAGTCGTCACGCCTTCGCCTGGCATTAGTTCAAAGCCCATGCCCGGTGCCATTCCAAACTCGCGATTGCCGTCTGTATTCACTGCGGTTGGTGCTGACGCCTCACCGCTTTTGGTGATTGCAAACGTCATGCTCGCTGCAACCTTAGCCGCTATGCGCTCGCTTTCTTCGTAGTCTTTAATGTCGCGCATTCGGTCGATGACGCTGTGAATCAATGGCACGCCTCGGCGCTGGCGTAGTCGCTTGACGTATTTAAGATGGTAAACGCCTGCCGCCTCAATGCGCTGGGTTTCGCTCAACATCGTTACTGTCGTGCTAATAACTTCGCCAGGATGCGATCTGTAAAAATAGTACGCTGTCGGTGCGCCCCACTCGTTGCACTCGATGCCCTGAATGACGTTATTGCCAGTCACTAATAAATCGAGCGGGCAATAATCAGCATCAAGCATATCAACGGCATAGGGCACTTGCGTCTTATATGCAAAGCCCGCGTTATTGATAATCGGTCGCAAGAATATCTCACCGTCGCGGAATACGTGACGCGCAACCATGCGCTCCATCTGCTCGAAACCAAACTCGCCTGTTGTGTCCGGGCACTGCGCCCACTCGTCGTACAACTCCAGCGCCCGGTTATTAACATCTGTGGCTAGTTCGCCGTTGGCTAGTTTAATTTGTGGAACTTTAGATGCGCCTGCGCCGATGATATTGTTTAATAAGTCATCGAATATGGCGTTGGTTAGATCGTGATTTTCTTCAAGATAGCGCGCTAAATCGCGCAGCCTAGTGCCTGCATTATCAACGATCGCATTGGGCGACATTCCTGCGCCGACAACTGGCTTGCGATATTGCGTGTTGGTTGCTGCGTCGTAAAGCCTGGCGGCCTCATTCATTGCGCTCTGTAGCTGGTACTCGCGGTGGCTTTTTGCGCGCTTGGCTGCGTAGCCTGGCGCAATCTTGGCGACAAAGTCCAAACCCTTCATCAATGAAAAGCCGCCGTCAATAGGCCCGTCTTGCTGCCGTTGGCCCTTGCCTCGAATATCGCTTCGTCGCGTCTTAGGCTCGATAACATCGTTTGAAGCTCGGCAAGCTGGGCGCGCTGTACTGACTTGTCGCCCTTGCCGTAGCTTTGCGCTGTGACGGTTTTAGATATTGCGGTTTCAACTTCCGCAATCTTCGCCTGAATTCCGGCCAATGTCTGAGCCATATAACGCACCTCTGGTCTGAGTTTACGTTATAGCAAAAAGGAATAGGCTTTGCTTGTTTTTATAACTTTGTGTTTTTAGCTTGTGATAGGCCCATATCACAAAAGCCGGTTTTTGTACCCCAGAATTAACTCGGTGTAGTTATGTCTGGGCATTACCCACTCCCTAAGGAGTGAGTAAAGAAAACCGGAGTAATACCAATTTGCGCGCACTGTCACAACTGTCACAACTGTCACTGTCACATTTTCAAAAACGAACGGTAGTTATCTGCTCTGAAAGCTACTGATTAAAACAACGATTTGCGCTGGTAGCTTGAATTTTGCACCGGTCTGCGGGCCATCTTGGCCTGCCCCTGCTGAACCTTGCGCTCAACCTTGCCAACCACCTTGCGCAACGTGTGGCTATTCAGACTATATGCCGCCGCTGCTGCGAGCACTTCGCAATCAAAATAGTGGTTATCCTTCTCGCGTGCCACCCATATTGCCCGGCCTTGCTCGGTTATCACCAATTCCTCTGCGACAACTTGGCGGCAATATTCTTCGCTGGTTTCGTTGTGCAAAAACCACCCGCCGCTCTCTGCATCGCTTGGCCACTTGATGCGGGCGTGCACCCATCGCTTGAAATAGTCGGTATTGATGTTAAATAACTTGACTCCGCGCTTAACTAGCTTGCCGCCGTAGCTGTAGTCGATGTCTCGGTTACTTATTGGCGTTTCCATCGTCTGCCGGCCCTTAGTTGGGAATGCTTTTCCTATTCCAAGGTTACGGCAAAACGTATAAACGGCATGGTCGGGCCTCACGTGAACGTCGCCGGGCCTATATCCTGAGTCGATAAACGCCCGAAATACCGCCTTGCCGCTGTACTCGCGCTGTAATATTGAGTTTAACGCAAGCCAAACATTATCGTACTCGGTGTCGCCTGCAAGGTAATCGTGATCTATTAGCCAACTCGTATTATCAGCGCCCCACCCCCGCACCACGTAATATATGCCATTTTTTTGCACGTCGGCCCCAATGGTGATTAACTGGCACTGCTGATCTGGCATAACCTTTGGCGGATACTCGCGTTTGCACGCCGCAACTTCTTCCCAATCTGGTGCGTCGCCTTTTAATCGGTAAACTTCACCGCCGTAGGTATTAACAATGGCTTGTATTTTGTTCGGATCGCCGGACTTTTCGGCCTTCAATACCTGGCTGGCTATGTCATAAAACGACGCCCAGGGCGATGCAAGCCCGCTAATCCAAAAGCCAACGGCCTTCGCTGGCTCGTTTTCGTCGGCCTCAACGTAATAATCAAGCACAACTTGCCGCCCTTCGGGCACTGCCTCGCGGTCGCCAAGCCTGCGCATACGCAAATAGCGCCCGCCTGCATTTAGTTTGTTTTTGTCTTTAGTGTCATGCACGCCGCCGCAATGCGGGCAAACCACTTGCGCTGCGTCTGCTGCTTTCTCGATGTTGCTGCCTTCTGGCCATATCAGCAACGATAACTGAGGCACAAACGCTGCCTTACAATGCTTGCAATGCCAAGCCCAAAAAAACATCGCGCTGGATTCTAGCAAGTCCCATATCGCGCTGCCGCCTTCTATCGTTGGCGTTGAGAATTTGCCGCGCTTTCTATTGGCGTAGTTCTTTGTTCTGGCCTCGGCTAGTGAGATCGGATCGCCTTCGCCGCCTGTATCGCGGCCCATGCGGTCCACTTCGTCAATCATTACAAGCCCCGCCGGATGGCTTGCAAGCTCGGTAGCACTGCCTGCCCAGGCAAAGCCAAGCCTTACGCCTGCAATCCACTTTTCAAAAACGCCGTTGCGCTGCCCTTTTTCCAACTTACCGCTTAGGCTTTCGCTGGTTTCTAGCATCGTACTAACGCGGTCCTTCGACATTGACTTAACGTTTTTCTCGGTTGGGCCGATATACAACGCCGGGCAATACGGGCCATCGTCCATGCGATGACCTATAACGTTAAAAATTGCCTCGGTCTTGCCCATCTGGGCACCGCAAACTACGCTAATGTCTTCAATATTGGGGGCGCTGAATGCCTCGTATATAGGCCACCAAAACGGTGCGCGGTCTGTTCGCCACTTGCCAGGCTCGGGCGCTGAGTTTGGTAACACTCTTTCTGCGTCTGCCCACTGTCCAGCGTTACGATTTGGCGGCGGCCTTACTATCGTTGCCGCTGACAATATCGCCTGCGATAGTGCCAAGCGTTGTGGCGTAAGTGTCTCGAATTTGTCTAAGCTCATCGCGTAGCCTGCCTTGCATTTCCGCTGGTTGGTCAATGTCAATTAATTCTGGCGCGATTCTTGCGGCCACGCCTTCTAGCTCGCTGGCTAATGATGATACGGCCCTGAACAACGCGCCCCGGACCATATCAACCGGCAACATTTCCAACAAGCTCTGCTGGTTTTGCAGTTTGATTTTAAGCGTTTGCTGCTCGTTTAAATCAATCCGCGCCTGCTTATCCGCTGGGCTCTCGTTGCTGCCCTTGTTGCGCTCGCGGTCGATACACCAATTCACGCAATCGGCAACCGGGTAAACACCGCGCCCGCCTTTAGGCATTCCGTCAACCTTTGCAAAGCGTGCAATGGTTTCTCGCGTCACGCCTAGCAACTCACCCAGCGCATCTGCGTTGCACGTTATGCCGTCAAACGTCATTAATCTTTCTTGCGTCATTTCTGCCTCGCTGACTTATCGGTCAACCTTTTTTGGTAAAAAATAGGCGATTTCTGCGCGCCCTCCGTCC